GTAGTTGATGGGAAGTTTATTCACTGCCATTCATTCCACCACGCAAACTTAATCACTTCAACTTATATCACAACAGCATCATTACCTTTGAGATATGAGATTTCTAATACTGGAATTACAACGAGTGCGAGCACATTAAAACAAGTTTGTTCCACTGTAATTTCAGAAGGTGGTTATGAACTTCGTGGATTACAGCAAGCAGTAGGAACACCAGTCCAAACACCAGTTGATTTAACAACAGCAGGAACTTATTATACAGTTGTATCAATTCGTCTCAAAGCAACACCAAATAGATTAGATGCGATTGTAATTATGACCGCACTTTCTGTTTTGGGTATTACAAATAATGCAACTTATAACTGGCAAGTAAGAGCATCTGGAACATCTAGTGGTGCAACTTGGACTGATGCTGGTGTTGATAGTGCTGTTGAATATAAGATTGGTGGTGGAACTTATACTGGTGGAAGAATACTAGCATCTGGATATGCGTATGGTTCCAATCAAGGTTCAACCCCAGTGGATATTCTTAAAGAGGCACTTTTTAAGTTTCAGTTAGAAAGAGATGCATTAACTGGAACACCTTATGAACTTTCTATCGTATGTGCTTCTAATGCCAATGGTGCAGATATTCACGCATCTATGGACTGGGAAGAGATTAGTAGGTAATTTTTATGAGTGATAACATTTATTTTATATAAATATTTTTAGATTGGGATTGAAATGTGTCCGCAATTATCAAAGTTCCAGACAAAAGATTATCTCCAAAGGTGGTAAGAAATATTGCCCGTAAGAATTGGGGATTAACTTGGGAACAAATGAAAGGAATGGATGTCCATCACTTCCCACCAAGATGCGAAGGTGGTAAAGATATTCCAGAGCATTTATATGTTTGTAGTAGAGAAATACATAAGTATGGGTGGCATAGTGATGCTTGGTTTATGGAAAATTTAAATAAGGCAACTCAAAAAAATATAGGTAGAAAGCACAGCAAAGAAACTTGTAAGAAAAAGAGTGAAGCATTAAAAGGTCGTTCTTTTGGTCATAAGTATGAGGGTGGAGAAAAACATCCTAATAGTAAAAAAGTTTCTGTAAATGGAAAGGTTTATGTTTCTCAACAAGAAGCAGCAGATGATTTAGGAATAACTATACAGGGATTATCTTATAGAATGAAACATTGGGGTCCAGAAAGGGGGTATGAATATGTCCAATAATGACATCTATCTTGGCAATCCTCTATTAAAAAAAGCAAATACACAGATTCAATTCACTGAAGAACAAATTATTGAGTTCTTAAGGTGTAAAGAGGATCCCGTATATTTTGCAAAGAATTATATCAAGATCGTTTCTCTGGATCACGGTCTAGTTCCATTTGAGATGTATCCATTTCAGGAGAATCTTGTAAAGAACTTCCACGAAAATAGATTCAATATCTGTAAGATGCCCCGTCAGACAGGTAAGTCTACAACAGTTGTTTCGTATTTACTACATTATGCTGTATTTAACGACAACGTTAATATTGCTATTCTGGCAAACAAAGCATCCACCGCTAGAGACCTTCTAGGGAGACTTCAACTCGCTTATGAAAATTTACCCAAGTGGATGCAGCAAGGCATCATATCGTGGAACAAGGGGTCCTTAGAGCTTGAAAATGGATCCAAGATATCATCCAACTCTACCTCTTCATCCGCTGTTCGTGGTGGTTCTTACAACGTAATCTTTTTGGACGAATTTGCGTTCATTCCAAATCATATCGCTGATGATTTCTTCGCTTCTGTATACCCAACAATTTCTTCTGGACAGAGCACAAAAGTAATCATCGTATCTACACCACGCGGTATGAATCACTTCTACCGAATGTGGCACGATGCTGAGCGTGATAGAAATGAATATGTACCCACAGAAGTTCATTGGTCGGAAGTTCCTGGAAGAGATCAAGCTTGGAAAGAACAAACGATTTCTAATACTTCCGAACAACAATTTAGAGTTGAGTTTGAATGTGAATTTTTAGGATCTGTTAATACACTTATTAATCCAGCAAAACTTAAAACTTTTGTTTATGATGATCCAATCAAAAGAAATGCTGGTATTGACATTTATGAAAATCCAAAAGAAGATCACGATTATTTAATTACTGTTGACGTTGCTAGGGGTATGTCTAATGATTACTCTGCGTTTATAGTTTTTGACATTACAAATTTTCCATATAAGGCCGTAGCAAAATATAGAAATAATGAGATTAAACCAATGCTATTTCCAAGTATCATATATGAGGTGGCAAAAGGATATAATAATGCTTGGACTTTAATTGAAGTTAATGATATTGGAGATCAAGTAGCAAATATTTTACACTTTGATCTAGAATATGACAATTTATTAATGTGCGCTATGCGTGGTCGGTCTGGGCAACTTGTTGGTTCCGGTTTCAGTGGTAAGAAGTCTCAACTCGGAGTTCGTATGACTTCCGCAGTTAAAAAGTTGGGATGTTCTAACTTAAAAACATTAATGGAAGATGATAAGTTATTAGTTAATGATTATGATATTTTTTCAGAACTAACAACTTTTATACAAAAACATAATTCATTTGAGGCAGAAGAAGGATGTAATGATGACTTAGCAATGTGCCTTGTAATTTTTGCTTGGTTAGTTGCTCAGGATTACTTTAAAGAGATGACGGACAATGACGTTCGTAAAAGAATTTATGAAGAACAAAAAAATCAGATTGACCAAGATATGGCTCCATTTGGATTTATTTCCGATGGATTAGATGATATGAATGTAATTATTGATGAAGATACTGGAGATAGATGGATGTTTGCTACAAATGAAAATAAAATTGAGACAACAGATATGTGGAATGTTGATGAATATGGTGATAAATCTTATATGTGGGAATACAGATAAATGGATTTAGACGACCAGTTTTCTTTTGGTCATTTATTATTTTTTGATAGAAAATGTAGAGCGTGTGGGCTCGTTAAAAACTTACTTGATGATTTTTATTTGACCAGAAAAGATAGAAAACCTCTTCCTTCTGCATATTCATATGAATGTAAGGAATGTACTATGAAAAGAATTAAAAGAGGTAGGGATCGTAAAATTGTGCATTCCAAGTGGGAATATCCAGATTGGTAACTCGTTCACGTATTCGTTCCCCACTTAAAGTATATTTTTTGATAAATATTTTTAGATTAATTCTGGATAACGGAGAATAAGGATGCCACTAAATTTAGCATCTCCTGGAATTGTAGTAAGAGAAATTGATTTAACCACAGGAAGATCCATCCCATCAGTAGAAAAAATTGGAGCTATTGTAGCACCGTTTGCAAAAGGACCGGTCAATGTTCCGACTTTAATTAATAATGAAAGAGAATTACTAGAAAATTTTGGAGAACCATACCAAACAGACAATCATTATGAACATTGGATGGTTGCTTCTTCTTATCTTTCCTATGGTGGAAAGTTAAGAGTAGTAAGAGCAGGTGATAATGGATTGACAAATGGAATTATCGGAACTGCAGCTTCACTTAGGATTGACAGTTTAGATGATTATAATGCCAAAGGTTATGATGAAAATACAGTATCCAATGTAGTAATTGCTGCAAGAAATCCTGGTTCTTGGGCGAATGGAGTTAGAGTTGCAATTATTGATGCTAAGGCAGATCAGATTTTAACAGGAATTTCTACTGCGAATGTTACTGTTGGTCTTGGAATTACTCAGGCAATTAGTTCTATTCTTCCTGGAGCAGGAACAACTAGTGTTCTTGATGGATACTTGAAAGGTATTGTTACGGGAATAGGTGCTAGTTCTATTGAAGTCAAAGTTCTGAGTCACGTATCTTCTGTAAATACAGAAACTCAGGTAGATTATCAACAGTCTGGTGTTTATTCGTTTTCTGGTACAGCAACTGTTAGTATTGGTACTGCAGTTGGCGTAGGTACTACTGCGATTGGTACTTCAACATCAGATTGGTTTAATAGTCAGTCAATTGGAGTAAATAGCACTTCTTCTGTTTCATGGAGTAATCTTGCACAAAGACCAGGAACTTCTGCATATGCTGCAGCAAGAAATTCAAGATTTGATGAAGTTCACGTAGTTGTAATTGATGCTTTAGGAACAATAACTGGAAATGCAGGTGCAGTACTTGAAAAGCATTTAAATCTCTCTAAGGCGACAAACGCAGAATATTCTGTAGGAAGTACTGCCTATTGGAGAAAATATATTGCCGAAAATTCAAAATATATTTTCGGTTTAGGTCAACCAGTTGGACTTGTAACAACTGGATTTAGTTCAGGATTTACTCAAGTAACTGCAACTAATGGCAATTGGAATCAAAAGACTGAGGGAACAACTTTCAGTGCAATTGGTTCTTACGTGAACGATTTTAGTAAGGGTGCAAACTATACAGGAATCTCCACTATAACAACTACTGGTGCTCTTACAGCATCACTTACTAAATTAACAGAAGGTTATGAACTTTTTGAATCTACTGAAAATTATAAAGTAGATTTCTTACTTATGGGTTCTGCTTCATATTCAATATCTCAAGCACAAGCACTTGCAAATAAACTCATCTCAGTTGCAGAAATTAGAAAGGACGCAATTGCATTTATTTCACCTTATAGAGGATCTGCACTCAGCGTAAGTGGCGCATCTGGAACACAGGAGTCTGTAAGATCTGCCTCCGATATTACTGATAGTGTTATTCAATTCTACTCTCCAATTACGTCATCTTCTTATGCAGTATTTGATAGTGGATATAAGTACGTTTTTGATAGATTTGCAAGTACTTTCAGATATGTTCCATTAAATGGGGATATTGCTGGTCTTTGTGCCAGAACTGATATTAACAACTTCCCTTGGTATTCTCCTGCTGGAACAACTAGAGGGGCAATTCTAAGTGCTATTAAACTGGCATACAATCCAACACAATCACAAAGAGATAGACTTTACTCAGCTAGAGTTAATCCAGTAGTATTCTCTCCAGGTTCTGGAGTCATTCTATTTGGAGATAAAACAGGATTATCTAGAGTATCTGCTTTTGATAGAATTAATGTTCGTCGTCTCTTCATATATCTTGAGAATTTCATTTCCCAAGTAGCAAAAGACGCACTCTTTGAATTTAATGACGAAGTAACAAGAACTACTTTTGTAAATACTATTGAACCTTTCTTAAGAGATGTTCAAGCAAAGAGAGGAGTTCAAGATTATGTTGTGATTTGTGATGAAACAAATAATACTGCTGCGGTGATTGATAATAATGAATTCATTGCTGATATCTACATCAAACCAGCAAGATCAATTAACTTTATTGGACTGAACTTTATTGCCACCCGAACAGGGGTTGATTTCGCTGAAGTAATCGGAAACTTTTAATCAAGAGGTCTAACTAAAAATGGCAACTAGAAACCAACTTAATACAATCCCTTTTAGGAAAATTACAGACTTCAAGAGTAAGATGTCTGGAGGTGGAACCAGAAGTAACCTCTTTGAAGTAGAACTTTCCTTTCCTGCAGAAATAGGTGTAGATGCAGTAACTCTAGATAAAACTAGATTTCTTGTTAAGGCAGCTGCTCTTCCAGCATCAAATGTAACTCCAGTTGAAGTTGCATTCAGAGGAAGAATGCTTAAACTTGCAGGTGATCGTACATTTGAATCTTGGACAATTACAGTTCTCAATGATACTGACTTTGCAATTCGCTCTGCATTTGAAAAGTGGAGCAATTATATGAATCGCCTTTCAGATAATACTGGAACAACCGAGCCTGCACTTTATCAGACAGACGCTTTTGTTTATCAGTTAAATCGTGATGGATCTATTCTAAGAGCGTATCATTTTTATGATACTTTCCCAACTGCAATAAGCAGTATCGCTCTTGATTATTCCAATGAAAATATTCAAGAATTTACTGTAGAAATGCAAGTTCACTGGTGGGAAGCAATTAAAGGAACATCTGCTTCTGCAGGTGGTGAGGACATTAACTAAATAGTAGATATTAAACGTTTAACTTTATAAAATGGCGAAACTTTTTGGTTTTTCGATTGAAGATCAGGACAAAAAACCTAAGTCTATAGTATCCCCCGTTCCTCAGACTGATGAGGACGGGGTTGATTATTATATTCAATCCGGATTTTATGGTCAGTATGTAGATATTGAAGGTGTCTATAGAACTGAGTTTGATTTGATGCGTCGCTATAGAGAAATGGCTTTACATCCAGAATGCGATTCTGCTATAGAAGATGTTGTAAGTGAAGCAATTGTTAGTGATCTATATGATTCTCCAGTAGAGATTGAACTTTCAAATTTGAATGCAAGCGATAAACTTAAAGACGTTATTCGTAATGAATTTAAATCCATTAAGGAAATGATGGATTTTGATAGGAAATGTCACGAAATTTTTAGGAATTGGTATGTTGATGGGCGTCTCTATTATCTCAAAGTTATTGATGTTAAAAAACCTCAGGAAGGAATTAAAGAACTGAGATACATTGATCCAATGAAAATGAAGCACATTCGTCAAGAAACAAAGACGAATGGTAAAAATGGTGATCCAGTATCAAATCGTTTGAGTATAAATGGAAGTTTAACAAATTCAGAATTAAGTTATTCAGATATTGAGGAGTATTATGTCTATACTCCAGCTCCAAATTATCCAATGGGTTCTCTAGCTGGAGGATCTAAGGGTTCTATTAAAATTGCAAAAGATTCAATTACCTATTGCACTTCTGGTCTTGTAGATAGAAATAAGGGAACAGTACTTTCATATTTACATAAAGCAATTAAAGCACTCAATCAACTGAGAATGATTGAGGATTCGCTCGTAATTTATAGATTATCAAGAGCACCAGAGCGTCGTATTTTCTATATTGACGTTGGTAATTTACCAAAGGTAAAAGCAGAACAATATCTCAAAGAGGTTATGTCCCGCTATAGAAATAAACTTGTTTATGACGCACAAACTGGAGAAGTTCGTGATGATCGTAAATTTATGAGTATGCTTGAGGATTTCTGGCTTCCAAGAAGAGAGGGTGGTAGAGGTACTGAAATTACCACTTTACCTGGAGGGCAAAATCTTGGGGAACTTTCAGATATTGAATACTTCCAGAAAAAACTCTATAGAGCACTTGGAGTTCCCGAATCAAGAATTGCTGGTGGTGGAGATGGATTTAATCTTGGTCGCTCATCTGAAATCTTAAGAGATGAACTTAAGTTTTCTAAGTTTGTAGGTCGTCTTAGAAAGCGTTTTGCAAGAATGTTTAATGACATTCTTCGCACACAATTACTACTTAAAAATGTAGTAAGTCCAGAAGATTGGGAAAAGATGGAAGATCATATTCAGTATGACTTCCTATATGACAATCATTTTGCAGAATTAAAAGAAGCAGAATTACTTCAAAATAGAATTGGTTTATTGACTCAGATAGAACCATATATTGGTAAGTATTATTCTACAGAGTACGTTCGTAGGAAAATTCTTCGCCAAACTGATTCGGAAATTATTGAGATTGATTTACAAATTGATGATGAAATTGAAAAGGGTATTCTTCCAGATCCTAATGCTCCTGTAGATGAAATGGGAAATCCAATTCCACCTGAGGCAATGGGTGCTGGAGCAGAACAACCTGCTTTAGGAGATGTTCCAATGGAACCGACAGCTGCACCAGTCCCAGAAATTCCAGCAGAACCTAAAGGTGGGAAGATATAAATAATCTTATAAATATAAACTAATTTTTATGGAAGAACTTATCGATTTGATTGCAATTGATGGAGCTCCTCACGAAGTTTCTGATAAGATTAAAGAATTATTATATGCCAAAGCTGCAGATAGGATTGATTCTTTTCGTCCAGAAATTGCTACAGTGATGTTTGGTGATTCCGATCAACCAGGAGATGAAGAATAATGGCTATAAAAGTAGTTCAAAATGTAAATCGCATTTCACCTACAGTATCTACTGCTGCTACAAGCAATCCAATTGCTTTAAAAGCTGGTTATATCAGAGTATCTACTGGACTTACTGCAGCTTATGTTGAAACAGGAGGAAACCCAACAGTTTCAACAAATTCTTTTTATCTTCCACCATACAATAGTGAAGTTTTAAAAGAAAGAATTGCTAGACAAAGAATTGCTGGAATTACTACTGGCACCTCTACAGTAGTTACATTTTCGGGTAATGCTGGAAATCCATTCATTGTTGGAGATTATGCAACTATTGAAAATGCAGAGCCATCTGGAATCAATACAGTTCATAGAGAAGTAATTGCAGTTACAGACTCCTCTATTACATTATCAGCAAATACATCAGCAATTGTAGGTGTAATTACTGTTACTAGTGCATCAGTGGCAAGAAGTGTGAAAGTCGCAGCCCTTGCTGATGGCGCAGCAACAAACGTAAGTATTACAGAAGTCGTTCAGTTAGTCTCGGAGTAAAATGAAACTCATCACAGAAGAAGTCTCACAAGTAGAGTTTATTACCGAAAAGGTAAATGGTA